AAATTAAGTGGTAATGCTGTTTACTCAATAGGAAAAATTAACACGTCTCTTGCGGCTGTGGCAGAATTTAATCAAACTCATGCTTCACAAATTACAATAGACGATATTGTTACTGATAAAAAATATCAAGATAAAAACTACGCACCCCATACAATAACACAAACTAATAAATCTGTTTATGCTAGATCTGAACCAACTAATGATTCAGAATACACACAAACAATTACTGAATACAGATCAGGTAACGTTGTTATATCTAATCATGGATTCGATAACAGCTTTAATGGTACACAATGGAAATATTCTACTACAAATACAGCACCAAACGGATTGACAAATAACACAGATTATTTTATTAGATTTGTTTCTTCCGATCAATTGAGCTTACACACAACTAAAACAGAAGCACAAAATGATGACGATCTATCAAGAGTCAAAGTCAATATTGGTTTAGGAGCAACGACTGCCGTAACAGGCACAGATGTAATTAAAGATCAAAGTTACAATGAAGATTTATATGGAAATTATAGAGTTGATGAGGTCATGCCAAGAAATGCTTCAGTCAGAAGACAGGGAGATGAATTAGCAGGACCTTTATATCTTTCAGACCATCCTGGTTATCTACAAGGGACTACAGGACCTATAGAAGATAGACAAGCGGCATCAAAACTTTATGTTGATAATTCTTCCTACGCAAGTACAGAAGATCTTTTTGTAACAAAACAAGGTGATGATACACAAGCTAACACTCCAGTTGGTTTTGAAGGAAGAGGTTTGAGTTATGCCTTTGGCAGTTTAAAAGCCGCGGCATTAAAAGCACAAGAGATAATGGAGTCAGCACCCATAGAGCCTGGTGCTTATAGACAAACTATTACTTTTAATGAAGGTGATGGTATTTCATTAGTCACAAAGTCAGAAACTAAAACACCTAACACAGCCGCATCAAGTGCAATAAAATATTTACAAGGAAGTAAAAAGTTTGTACAAAAATCGGTTGTAGACTATGTAAAAGATAATTTTCCTACACACAGTTTCTTTGATACTAATGTCATTAACACAAACACAGAAAGTTTGTTATTTAAAAATAAAAAATTTATACAAGAAGAAGTCACAGCCTGGATTAATTATCAAATTAACACAGGAGCAACTGTAAGCTATAGTGATGGTACTGCTAACTTTACAGGATTCAAATACAGTTCAGCAAAATGTAAAAGAGATGTAGGATACATTGTTGATGCTTGGGAAAATGATTTAGCCAGAGGCGGAAACATTGAAACACGTAGAATAGCTTCAAGTTATCTAGCTGGTGCTGTAAATGCTGTAAACAAAAATACAAGTAACGCAGGTAATACTGTCAACCAAATAGCCCAAACAAATGCCGCAATCGAATTTGCTAGAGATTTAGTTAAGGATTACATTTTAACTGGAACAGCTTATCCTACAAAACAAGGATACTTCCAGGTAAATGCGGCTAACTTAACCGGAACCGGTTTCAGATTTTACATTGGTACATCGTCATACGCGAATGTTTATGTCAATGGTGGGTTGGTAACTAAATCAGACGGAACACAACTTAACGTAAGCACATTCACATATGATTACACAACAGGTTTTGCTGATGTTGTCACAACTACAACACATGGACTATCAGCAGGTAATACAGTACAGTTGACTGGTGTAAATGTTTCTTGTACATACGAAGGTTCGACACAGCAAAAAGTATATCCAGAACTTGTTAGTCAAGCAAACTGTTATAAATTCACAGTACAAAACACAAGCTTCTTAGGAACAGCTCCTACATCAAATCAATTACAAGTTTATGTTGGTCCTAGCAAGTACGGACACACTTATGTAAGTGGTGGTACAATAAAAGGAAACCTAACTGAATTTTCTCCAACAGGAGCAACTTATAATCCTTCAACTGGAGACATGGTTATTACAATAGGCAACCATTCCCTTACTACTTCAAACTCAATTGAAATAGAACCAAACAGTTTTACATTTACATGTGCCAAAGATAACAATGCTACATTACATTCTTATCCTAGAAAAGAATCTGTAACATCATCGCCTAGCAGTGATCCAGCATACAATACAGCTTTACCTATTACGGCAGTAGGCGGTACAACAATTACAGTGAATGTAGGTATATCTTCTGATACAAGTGTACATACTTTTGTCGGAGCGAGAACAAATGCTGTCAAGTATTACTCAGAAAGTAACACAATCACTGGTTTCAATTACAGTAACACAACGGGTTATGCTACAATAACAACTTCAGCTAACCATAATTTTGTAGCAGGAAACAAAGTTGAATTAGCTGACATCTACCTATCTTGTACAGCACCAACAGTAAGTAATACATATTACCCACAACCAATTTACGCAGATTATGGAACTGGTAACAAAGATATTCCTGGAAGAGCGAACACTCTTACAGAACTGATTGTAGATGTGATTGCTAATGGATTAGGAAAAGTGCCTGGTCCAGTACAACCAGAAAAAGCAAATAATACATGTGAAAGAGATTTAGGACTTATTATCGATGGTATGATTATCGATATAAGGAACGGAACAAATTCAAACTTTAACGCACTACAAGCCGCCAAGAGATATTTCAGCACACCTAGCGGAGCAAAGGCAAGAATAAGTCAAAAGACCGAAACACTTGCGGCTATTACGAAAGCAAAATCTTATGTTAGAAGCGTTGTTTCGAATACAGACTTAAAAAGGCAATCAAGATTATTTACAGTTGAAAGTGCTAATTTATCAGGCACACAATTCCAAGTTGCTGTAGGTACTTCAAATACAATCCATACTTATATCAGAGGTGGTACTGTTACTTTTGGAAATACACAGTTTGCGATAAACAATTTTGCTTATGATAACGTAACCGGAAAAGGTTTGATAACAACTACAACCACACACGGATTATCTACAGGTAATGTTGTTCAATTAGATGGTATCGTATTTGAATGTAATACTGGAATCAAAGAATATCCAGGAGAATTTTCAACAGACATTCCACAATATTTAGATAGTACTCTCACAACAGTATCTGATACAATTAAAAACGCATTAGATAACCAGTTTGATATTATCCTAGATATTTTAACAAACGGCTTCACAGCAGTAGATACTTACACAGTAGTTGAAGGTAGCACATACAAGATTCAATTTAGTAATGGTGGATCAAACTATTATACTGATCAAGGTATAAACAGCAATGTAGATATACTTCCAGGAAAAATTATTGTAGGTAAAACTACCGGAGCAAGAGGTAGGATTGTAAAATATACAAGTGGTGTAGATTTAGGTAATGTTGCTTATGACGAAGTAGAAGTAGTATTGGTTGAACCTAAAGAATTTAGAATTGGTGAAGAACTAGAATATGGTAATGGAACAAAAGAAAAACAAATCTGTATTCATGTTGAATCCGGTATTTACTATGAAGACTATCCTATCAAGGTTCCAGAAAACGTATCAATCAAAGGTTCAGACTTTAGACGTTGTCAAATAAGACCAGCACCTAGAATATCACAATCACCTTGGGTAAAATCTTATTTTTACAGAGATAAACTTTTAGATAATTTAAAAATTACAGACTTTACTGGATCTGACATTGCTACGGCACAAGATATTACCATAACAGGAATAAATGAAGCAGGTGGTACTATTACTGTAACTCCAGCAGACAATATTGCTCCAGTTGCTTGGGACGGTGCTTGGTTCTACACAGATAACGGAGCAGTTGGTCTAATTTCAAATGCTGATGGCGGAAGTGATTTCAATGTTACATTAACAGTTGATATTTTACCAAACTTAAACACAATTAGCTCAGGTGCTTGGCATGTTAAGAAAACTGTTAATTATGGATATCACTACTTAACAGATCCAGCAGACTCAACTAGTGTAGCTAAACGTAACGACCAAATGGACGTATTCTTAATGAATGACGCTACAAGACTAGCAAACATGTCATTCCAAGGACATGGAGGATTTGCTCAGGTACTTGATCCAGCAGGTCAGGTCCTTATCAAATCTCCTTATACACAGGTTTGTGGATCATTCTCAGGTAGTGTTAATAAACAAGCATTTAGAGGTGGTATGTTTATTGATGGTTTCTCAGGTAACTTAGAAACAGTTATTACAAGTAAAGATGACAACTATACATTGAATGTTCAATCAGCGGCTGGCACAGGTTTAAGGATTAGAAAACCGCAAACTCCTGCTCCATTCTTTATTAATGGTGTCAGATATCAAGTTGATGCTATTTCTGAATATGATGGAGGAGCAGGTACAGCTAAACTTTTAATTAACAAACTTTCAAACAGTGGTAATGGATATACAGATGCTATCCCAGGAAGTGGTACAGCTATATTCATTCAGACTGCTGGTAATAGATCAATGTTGGCAAATGACTATACACAGGTTAATGACTTAGGCTATGGATTATTTGTTAACAACGCAGGTCTTTCAGAACAAGTTTCAACATTCACATATTACAACCACATAGCGTTTTTCAGTAACAACGGTTCCGAGATTAGAGCTCTAAACTGTTCTAACGCAAATGGTAACTTTGGTTTGGTTGCGGCAGGATCAGATCCTAACGAAACAGTTGACCAAGTTACGTCCTTAAGAACTATGCAACAGCCTGCTAAGGTTTACAATGATGCTAGTAACACATATGGCTTTGGTGCCATTTCACATGCGGCAGGTGTAAACACTATACACTTGTATGATTGTGATTATCATCCATATCCTAACAGTTTGATTGACGTTTACACAAGGGATGGAAGCGGAAACATTACAGCATTAAACACATATGAGGTCACAGCGGTAGCGGCATTATCTGTTCCTACTTCAAACTCAGGAGGATATACAGGTGCTACAGGTCCTACAGGGCGTAAAGGTGCTAATCAAACAATTTACAGATGTAACATATCAGGTGATACTGGATTAGCAAGTGCCATAACAGGTGACCATAATGTAAACTTGGCATCAGATGCTTCTCCATACGTAATGATGAGAATGAACAAAAACCACTTGTTCTCAGGAGTATCAGGCGTTACAAGTATTAGACCGTCAACAGCTTTGATATTTGATGAAAACTTAGATCAAGTTTATAGAACAATTAGTTTTAACAATCAAGATTCTGACAATAGTGCACTAGCGGCTGATAGATTCCAAATTGTTTTTGATTCAGGATTCAAACATCTAAACCTGACAGTAAATCAAACAGAAGCTGTAAACAACACATACGCTGGTGCTGGTACAACAATGGGAGCAACAGTTGGTGACGTTGTTATTGCTATTGAAAAACTAACAGCGGCAGGTATTGCTAGAATTAATAATAACGATATGATATTTGCTTGGGGAGGCAAACTCCACCAAGTGTCTAATTACACGGACAGAACAACTTTTGCCACAATTAATTTGACAGATGTTGCGGCTTCTAACATAAACAGTGATAATACTTTATACACTGGTTCAGGTATTGCTAAAAAAGTTTATAGTGCTGGAGGAGCCACTGCTATAACACTTACTTTATCATTAGCTTCAAATGAAGCGGCAAATATTACAGTCGGTATTTCAACACTAAGAGCTAACGGACATGACTTTGATAAAATTGGTACTGGTGGATTTAACACTACCAACTATCCAAGCATTATTTACGGTGAACCAGTAAACGCGGCTACACAAGCCAATGAGGTTAATGAAAGAGGAAAAGGTAGAGTATTCTTTGCTTCTACAGACCAAGACGGATTCTTTAGAGTTGGTAAGTTCTTTAGTGTTGACCAAGGAACAGGTACTGTTACTTTTGCGGCTTCTATAGCTATTAGTAACTTAGATGGACTAGGATTTAAACAAGGTGTTAGAATTACTGAATTTAGTAACGATGACACAATGGCAGATGCTGATCCGTCGGCTGTGCCTACGGAATTTGCCGCTGAGGGATTCTTGACAAGAAGATTGCACTTTGATAGAACAGGATCTTTACAAACAGTTGGAACCATAGGACCTGGTGCTTTAGCAAGAGACGGTACAACACCTTTAACAGGAAACTTAAATGCTGGTGGAACCAATAAGATATTCAATATGGCGGATCCAACCAATCAACAGGATGCGACAACTAAATCATATGTTGATGCTAGAACTCCATTTGGTACAGAAGCTATTGGTGCTAATATTGCTAATAGACAGACTAATGATTTCCTAGCGTGGGACGGATCTAGTTATGACAACGTTACTCCGGCAGGTGATATTGGAATTAGTGTAGCAGGAAATATTGCTACGTTCTCAATTACCGCAGGTTCTATTATAAATGCGGATGTAAACACAAACGCTGGTATAGCTCAAAGCAAGTTGGCAATGAATGCGGCAACTACCAGAGCTAATGCTACAGGTATTGCTCAAAGTGATTTAGGACTAGCTAGTTTTGACTCAGGTGACTTTACTGTTACAAACGGTTTTGTTACTCTAAAGGAAGGTAGTGTTGATTATTCAGACTTACCTGACATGGCACAAAAAACTGTGTTGGCAAATATTACCTCAGGCACAGCAGACACCGTAGCAGTTAGCATCGATGATTTAATTGACACATACAGTAAATTTACAACTACTGGTGTTGCTTCTAGAATAGTACAAACTGGCACAGATGGTAGCATAGACGCACAGAAATTTAAACTTGATAACTTCGACATCTTAGACCAAACCAACTTAACAATGACTCTTAAAACACCTGGTGGTGCTAAGGTATTTGATACTGTTGGATCTGTGGCAAGTAATACTACAACAACATTCCCAGGAAGTGTACAATTAGGTAACACAGATATAGCGGCATCTTTCTTCCAAAAGAATAGTAGTTATGGAGATCCAAGTGATGCTACACAGAATTCTCCAAGACTGGCAAGTGATTGGGCTTACACTTCATTTATAGAAGCTCCAGGAGAAAAAGGATCATCTTCTACAGGTATAGCTGTAGGAGCAGGTACAGGATTTACAGCCGCAGGTGAAATAGCAATTATAGCAAACAACAATGTGGCGGCTGTTAAATTTACACAAACAGCGGCAAGCCCTTCAAGTAATAATGGATATGCTTTAGGAACATCTTCTTTAAGATATTCTACAGTTTATGCTACAGCACTTGATGGTTTGGCAACTTCAGCAAAATACGCTGACTTGGCAGAAAACTATCTAGCTGATAATGATTACGAAGTGGGTACGGTTCTTATATTTGGCGGAGAACAAGAACTTACTACAACAAATATCAAAGGTGATACTAAGGTAGCAGGTGTTGTTTCAGAGAATCCAGCACACTTAATGAACAGCCAGTTAGAAGGTGAACATGTCACGCCGTTGGCGCTACAAGGTAGAACTCCTTGTAAAGTAATAGGTACAGTAAAAAAAGGTGATATGATTGTAACAAGTGCGATACCAGGATACGGTATGGTAAACAATATACCAGGCATAGGAACAATAATTGGTAAAGCAGTGGGCACAAAAGATGATGACGGACATGGCATTGTTGAAGTTGTGATAGGGAGAGTATAATGGCTATTCTAACTATAAACATAGGAACCAGTGCTAACAAAGGCGATGGTGATCCGTTAAGAGTTGCGTTCGATAAGATAAACAAAAACTTTGCTGAACTTGATGTATCTAATACTAAAAGAGATGTTGTTGGTTCAGTGTTCGCAGATGATTCTACATTATTAGTAGATGCTGTAAATGGAGTAATACCAGGTTATGTAAGTCTACAAACTTTAAAAACTGTGGCGGCGGCAAGCACAGACTTTGCTGATTTCAAAACAAGAATAGCGAACCTGACATAGAGAGGATGATTAAATATGGCAAATAGATTTCCAATTATAGTTGACAGAGATGATCAAAACAAGCTAAAAGAATTACCGTCAGGTGATAATCTCGATCTTACAGGATCAGGTATAGTTGGTGCTGGAAATATATCAGCAACTGGACTTACTATTAATAATGTTAGTTACAATCCTTTCAGCGGCAGTTACACAGATTTAACAAATAAACCAACTGTTGCCACAAACACAGGTGAGCTACCTGAAGGCACTAATTTATATTTTACAAATGAAAGAGTAGACGATAGAGTAAATGCTGTCCTTAGAGAAGGAACAGGTATTGATATTGTATATGATGATCTAAACGGAACAATCACTATAACAAATACAGGAACAAGTAGTGGAGGTAGTGGAGGACTTGCTCCAGCAACTAACTTTGACGGATTAGCAAACAACCAAGTAATTAAATATTCAACCACAGGCAATACTGATGGTGGAGCGGCGTGGGTAAACGGAAGCGTAAATTATAGTGAGATTGTTGGAACACCTAGTTTTGCCACAGTGGCAACTACAGGAAGTTATACTAGTCTTATAAACAAACCTACTTTGGTAGATGACATAAGTGATTTAGCTGATGTGGACACAATTTCTAATCCTCCAGCAACAGGACAAGTTTTAAAATGGGACGGTGGTAAATGGGCACCAGCAGATGATATTACAACAGGAGGCTCAGGCCTAAACGCAGATACACTAGATGGGTTTGATGGATCTTACTATTTAAATTATGCTAACTTAACAAATAAACCAACTTTATTTGATAGTCAGTTTAGTTCGTTAACAGGAACTCCTACAACTTTATCTGGTTACGGTATTACAGATGCTATAAGTTCTAATCAAAGCTACACACAAAATGGATCTATTACAATCAATGACGATAACGGATTACAGATTGGCGGAAGCTCAATAAGCAAAGTATCATTAGGAATCACAGGCGGAAATGTAGTATTACAAAATTTAGTAAATGAACAAGACTTTGAAATAAAAGTGAAACCTATTGCTGGAACAATTTCAGCATTTAAAATCGATACAGGTTCAAGCAGGATTGGTATTTACAAAACAAGTCCAACAAAAACTTTAGATGTAGGAGGTGATGTACAAGCTAATAATTATTACGGAAGTGGTGCCAACTTAGATTCAATTACATTAACCCAAGTTACCACAGCAGGATCAGAAACAACCAATAGCGTAAGTTTTGGAAATGTTTCTCCTGGTGCTGATAGCACATATAATTTAGGATCAAATACTTTAAAATGGACAAATGTTTATGCCGATAATTTATGGGGAACTGGTACAAACATTACGAGTATTCCTTTTGCTAATCTAACTGGGGTAAGCATAGATTACACAACCTCCACAATCACAAATAAGCCGACTATTCCATCAAATACAAATGAACTTACTAATGGTGCTGGCTTCATAGCTGGTATAACAGCAGAAAGTATCAACAGCTTAAATGATGTAAACATAACGAGTGTTGCTAACGGCCAAGTATTAAAATATAACAGTTCTACTTCTAAATGGGAGAATGGAACAGGTGGCACTTCAATTGGTAACTTTACATTAAGCTCAAGTGTAATTGACACAGACGATAGCTCACAAATTGTTATGACACCAAGTGTGAGAATGAGCAGTGACTTAACTGTTGACGGAAATCTAACTGCTCAAAGATTTACAGCAGACAGTTTTGAAAGTTCAGGAGTAGGTACACCTCAGATAGATAGTGCTAGTTCAATAGAACTTATAGCACAGGATCAAGTTAAAATAACTAATAGTCCATTGAGATTGGCAAGTTTCACTACTACCCAAAGAGATGCCTTAACAGCAGGTAACGGAGATACAATTTATAATACTACTACTAACAAGTTCCAAGGTTATGCCAATGGTGCTTGGGTTGATTTACACTAGGAGTTATAAATGAGTGATTGTTGTACAAGAAAACGTACTTGGAAAGATGTTATGTTCTTACCTATGGCAATAACTTTTACCCTTATAGGTTTTATGTTATTGTTAGGAATTGAAATGGGTATTGCTTACGCTTTAGGATTTATATAATGAGTGAAAAAGAATATATTGTTACCTTAAACAAAGGTGTTGACTACGCACAATTTAATCAAGAAATGATTGCTTCTACTGGAGCAGGAGATATTCCAAATAGAACTGTAGACGTTGCTGATAATAGAGCTTTATCAACAAGAAACACGCACTACGCTCTTACAGATGCTGAAGCAGTTGCTTTACGCAGTGATAGTAGAGTGACTGATGTACAGCTACGTCCAGAAGATAGGGATGATATTGAAATAGGATATGATGCTATTCAAACAGCTAATTTTAACAAGTCATCTTCTGATTCGGGCGATTATAGAGACTGGGGTAAAATAATACACAGTTTCACAGAAAACAAATATGGAACCTCTACTTCATTAGGTACAACTTATGACAGACCTTATTCAATGGACGGCACTGGTGTTGATATTGTAATACAAGATAGTGGACTACAAGTAGACCATCCTGAATTTAATGATGCCAACGGAGTATCAAGAGTACAACTTATAGACTGGTATGCTGAATCAGGATTAACTGGATCACAAAGTGCTAACCATTATAGAGATTACGACGGACACGGGACTCATTGCGGAGGAACAGCGACAGGATTAAATTTTGGTTGGGCTCCTGGAGCAAGAGTTTATAGTGTAAAAGTAAATGGCCTTGAAGGCAGTGGAGATTCAGGCACTGGTATTAGTGTAAATTCTTGCTTTGATGTAATCAAAGGTTGGCATCAAAACAAACCAGTAGATCCAAAGACAGGATATAAACGTCCGACCATTGTAAATGCTAGTTGGGGTTACAGTGGATCAATAGGAAGTAGTTTTAGCAACATAGAAAGCTATGTCTATAGAGGAGTAACTTATAACTCAAGCACAGCAGGTTGGAACTCTACAACAGCATACCATAGAGATACTTATGGATTCTATCCATACTATAGAAGTTTTGCTTATAGATATCCATCAAGGGTACCTTCTGTTGATGCTGATGTTCAAGATTGTATAGATGCCGGAGTACATATTTGTATTGCGGCTGGCAATAATAGTTTTAAAGCAGACACTTCCGTTGGACCAGGAGTAGATTATGACAATGTAATTTTTTGGAGTGGTGGTTCAAATAATTACTATCATAGAGGTAGCTCTCCTTTTGATGAAGGAGCTAACATGGTAGGTTGTACAGATAGTACTCCCCAAGATGCGAATACAGAAAGAAAAACAAGTTTCAGCACAACAGGACCAGGAGTTTCTATTTTCGCCGCTGGTGAAAATATTATCAGTTCATGTAGCACTACAACTAGATTTGGTAACACACAATACTTTGGTAATTCAAGTTTCAAACAAACTAACATAAGTGGAACAAGTATGGCAAGTCCACAAGTATGCGGAGTAGGAGCATTGTATCTACATGCAGATCCAAGTTTAACACCTGCCCAACTTAAAAGTAAATTAGAAAATGATGCTCTCGCAGTTTTAAAAGATGAATCAAACAATGCTAACTATGGAGATACAACTGATATATGTGGTGGCTATAATAGAATGTTGTTTAACAGATACAATAGAGTAAATCCTTACACAAGTAACACATACGGATTAAGAAAAAAGAATAGGTAAATACAGTAGGAAAGAGATATGGCAATACAAACAGTTAACATAGGAACAATAGCAAACGATGGTACAGGTGATGACCTACGTGAAGCGTTTGTAAAAGTAAATAATAACTTCGCAGAACTAGATGCTAGAGATCCGGAAAAAACTACCGGTGCTAATCTTGGAACATCTGGGGAAGGTGTATTTGCCCAAGTCAGTGCCGCAGAGATGCAATTTAAAAAATTGGTTGCTGGTACTGCTGTAACTTTAGCAAGTGACAATAACACTATTACAATTAATTCTACAGCAACTGGCTTACCTCAATTACAAGTTTTTGCTGATAATACCAACGCTACTTTTGATGCTAACAATACAGCATTAACAATAGCAGGTGGAAATTTAGTAACAACAAATTTAGTTGGAACAACTATAACTATCACATCAGAAACTTCCCTGTTTACTGATACCACACCTAAATTAGCCGCAAACTTAGATGGACAACAAAAAGAAATTATTAACACAAGTGATATTAAAAGTAAGATATACGGAGTAGATATTAGAGATATAAAAGACGTTGCTCCTTACCTAACATTTGATCAAGGACTTGCTTTTCCAACAACTTTTTCTAGTTCACTAGATTACCTAGTAGACGCTTTAAGTGTTGATTTTGATAACGGAACATCTACATTTACAGCTTCTGCTTTACCTACCGCAGATATGGGTACACTTCCTACAGCATAAATATAGTATAGGAGTACAAAATGTCTGAACTATGGACAGTAAACACAGGGCACAATCTCGGCACATATAATGAAAGCATTACGCAAACTATTGCTTTGCCTATCAATACGGTTGATAGTGTAACATTGATAAGTGGCTCTCTGCCTGGAGGTTTAAGAATAGCAAATAATAATAGTTTGATAGGAACTCCTTATGAAGTTAAATCTTTAAAGGAATTCAAGTTTGTTTTGCGAGCCAGAAAAGGTAATACTATAGATGATAGAACATTTAGTATTACAATCGATGGAGCAGACGCTCCTAATTGGGTAACAAATCAAGGTCCTTTGCCCTTAGGTCCTAATCAAAAATTTTACATACTAGATAGTAGTCCAGTTGACTTTCAGCTACAGGTAATTGATCCTGATATTCCGGCAGGTGATAATTTGGAATATTTCATCGCAGACGGCGATGGTGAATTGCCTCCAGGTATAGAGCTTGGAACGACAACAGGAAAACTAACAGGTATTGTTGAACCTTTACTAGCATTAGAAAAAAGAGCCGCTTCTGGTTTTTTTGACTCAAACACATTTGGTGAATTTCCATATGATTTTGGAGTAAAAAGTTTTAATGGTTATTCAAGTTTTTATTACGATACAAATTTTTATGATTATGCCATACCTACACAGAGTCCAAGAAAATTAAATAGATTTTACGATTTTACAGTAAGCGTCAGCGACGGAATAGTAATTGCTAAAAGATCATTTCAAATTTATCTTGTAGGTGATGATTTCCTAAGAACTGACAATACTTTAATGCAGATTGGTACAGGCTTATTCACAGCAGACAACACTTTTCTCAGAGCGCCTGTTTGGTTAACACCAAGTGACTTAGGATTTAGAAGAGCAAATAACTATGTGACTTTATTTTTAGATGTATATGATCCAACTAGCAACCAAGGAATTATAAGTTTTACCCTTAAAAAATCCAATGCCGACGGCTCGGAAAGTTCTTTACCACCAGGATTAAGTATAGATTCAACGACAGGTGAAATAGCAGGACTTGTACCTTATCAACCTGCCGTAACCAAAGAATACAAATTTACTATTGAAGCATTGAGACAGTTAGGATCTGCCGCAAGTACATCTTTCCAATCATTTTTTAATAACATAGGGGTTGGGCAAACTTGGTCAGGACAACAAAATGTTCCTTTCTTTAATTTTGCTGAACAACTTTTTTTAGGACAAAATAACGAAACTGGTTGGATTGTTTTTAATACTGTCCCTGTAACCACAGCAGATGCTAGTGATAACTCAAAATATACTCTACAAGGAATAATTAATAAATCAGTTTGGGTAGTCAAAAATGGTAGAGTTGTAGGTACAGCAACTGATAAAACTTTAACAAAAGTTGAACAAGGTGACAGTGACTTAATTAGATCTAGTTTTAAAGGTAGTATTGTAGATGTAGGATTTAGAACTTTTGACTCTACCGGAGCAGTGACGGCCAACAAAGTAGTTACTATGTCATTCTATGACTTCGATGAAAGAATTACATCTGAAACTAACCAAGTAATAGCAAAGGATAAAACTTTCACAGTTAAATTATTAGGTGAAGTAGAAAGTGTTATTACATGGAATACAGCGGCGGATTTAGGAAATTTAAGAGCAAACTTTATTTCAACTTTATCCGTAAATGCTACAAGTACTGTTCCTAATGCTGTTTTAGTATATACACTTGATAGCGGTAAGTTACCTCCAGGAATTACATTAGCTATTGATGGACAATTACAAGGAAAAGTTAGACAGTTTGGAGAGGTTGGCAAGCCTGGACTAACCACTATCGATAAGTCTACAGGCACATTTACTTTTGACGGTGGTACAACAACACTTGATAGATCATATACGTTCACAGTTACAGCACAAGATCAATTTGGATTTAGTGCTACCACAAGAACGTTTACTATATCAACAACTGATCCAGATGATTTGTTATACAGCAGTATCTCAATGGTACCATTAATGAAAAATGCTGATAGATTGAGTTTTAGAAATTTTATATCTGATCCAAATATATTTCCTCCACAGTCAGTATACAGACCAAACGATCCTGCTTTTGGATTACAAGATCAAATAAAAGCATTAGCATACGCAGGAATAGAAACAAAAGAAGTTCAAGAATTTGTTGGGGCCGTAGCAAAAAATCATTTAAGAAAACAATATAAATTTGGAGCAGTAAAAAAAGCAGTTGCAAAAAATGTAGGAACTAACGATACAGTCTATGAAGTGATATATGTAGAACTTGTTGACCCTTCAGAACCTAACGTAGGTGAAACCAAAGAACAGTTTACTACAACAACTACAAAAAAAGTTACAGTTGATAGCATCCAGTTCGAAGTTACTGATGATAACACAGGAGTAGGAACAGGCCAAGGGTTTTTTGATATAGGACTTCGTGGCGGTAATGGAAAGTCTCCTGCTTCTACAGGAACGATTACAATTTTTGCTAGAACGTCTCCGTTATTATTCAATCCAGGTAATCAAATAACTGTAACAGATCAAAATGGAAATGTTATAGTAGTGGCAAATATTGATGATAGTATAAACAGCGATCCTTTAAGATTACGTCCTGTTACTAATACAATCAAAATAGACAGTGACGCTATAAAAATAAGTGATAGTGCTGATCAAAGAAAATATATTAGTAATATCACAAACATGAGAAAACGCATTAGAGCATTAGGTAACAATTTAAGAGAATTTTATCCTTTATGGATGCGTACATCACAAACAACAGGACAGGCCGAATTAGGTTTTGTTTTAGCAGTTCCATTAGTGTATTGTAAACCAGGACAAGCAGATTCTGTATTACTTAACATAAACAACAGCAGTTTTGATTTTAAAAAATTAAACATAGAAATAGATCGTTATAACATAGACTCAACAAAAAATAACAGTAATGAACAATACATCAAATTCGCTGATTTCCAATTTAACGTCTAATAAATATTTTGTTGGAGTAACACATGGCTGGTATTAGCAAGTCCCAAAAATTAGAATTATCAAACATAGCTGTAGAACTAGATAAAGAAGAAGTAAGACTGATAAGATATGTTCTTGAAAGCTATTTTACAATGACTTCTGTAGCAAGGTTAGTCAACACTCTTAAAGCATGTAAATATGCTGTCGAAAATAACGTACCAGGTGATTTTGTAGAATGTGGAGTATGGCGTGGGGGACACGGAATTTTAGCAAAAAAAATATTTGAACGTATGGGATCTAACAAAAAAGTTTGGATGTATGATACATTTGAAGGAATGGCTGAACCAACAGAATTTGATGTAAATGCTAGAACAAAGGAAATGGCAACAGTCAAATACCATCAAACAAAAACAGATACGCATGTAGATTGGTGTTACGCATCTTTAGAAGATGTCAAGAAATGTGTTCAGTCGGCAGGCATAGACATAAATGCAGTTACGTTTATTAAAGGAGATGTGTGCGAAACACTTAAAGATCCTAGTAATAGGCCTACCCAAATAAGTGTGTTAAGATTAGACACTGATTGGTATCAATCTACTAAAACAGAATTACATTGGCTGTATCCTGTTTTGAGTAATAACGGTGTGCTAATTATTGACGATTATGGGCATTGGCAAGGATCTCGCAAGGCAGTAGACGAATATTTCGTCAAAAATCCATATAAACCTTTGTTTAACGTAGTAGACTTTACTGGACGTTCAGCAATTAAGATAAATAATATGACAGGAGAATAGCATGGCTAGTAATATAAATGATACAGGTGTAAACAAAGATTACCCAGTAGCAGGTCAAGATAATGATTCACAAGGCTTTAGAGATAACTTTAATGTCATCAAGGACAATTTTGTAGCCGCAAAAAGCGAGATAGAAACTCTACAAACAACCACAGCACAAGGTGTAACATACACACCACCTCCACAGGGTGCTACTATAAGCACTAACGACTTCTTAGGAAATACTGTTAAAAACGCAAACTTCATTGATAACAGCTTTGGTCATTTTGCTGGTGGTGATGTAAACACAAGCCAAAATATAAATTATAGTAGTGGTAATTTTCAATCGTTCTCTATTGGCGCAGACATTACATTAACATTGACAGAATGGCCAGAAACTACCAAAACAGGTAAAGTAAGAGTCTTCATTAACAATGACGGAGTACAAAGAACAATAACTTTTGCTTCTAATGCTGGTGCCGGAACTTTAAAAAGAAGCAGTGATTGGTCAGGAACAGGAAATACATTTGTTATAGATACTCCACAAACAAGAACTTATGTTTTTGAATTTATTAGTTTCGACGCTGGAGCAACTGTATTCGCAGATTACATTGGTTACTTTGAATAATGATTCATCCGTTTAGCGAAGATACTGCTGACATGACTGTATCTGACATACATGAAAAATTAGCAGACTTATCCAAAAAATATTTTCAAACCCAAAATCCACAAGTAAGAGAACAAATACAAACATTCATTGAGTTCTACAAGCAAGAAGTTAGAATAAAAGAAGAAAAACAAAAGCAAGAAGAACAAAATGGCGATTTAGATCTTGACAATTTGATCAAAGTATCGTAAAATACAATTAATGCTAATGAAAACAGATAATTTTGGAATTCCCAGATTCACGAGTGAGGATCTAATAGATTTAATCTATGAAGGTAACATAAGCAAGTGCCACACGGTGCTATGTGATCCTAGTGACGATGTTGATAAATTTAACACATTGGCTAAAGACTCTGGCATCCCCCAACTTAAAAAGTATAAAGAAATTGATGTATCAAAAGAACAGTTTGATGAGGTGTGCCAAAATGAATGGTTTATGCCAGACTATTATAAAACACTAGACATAGAAAAATATGTTAAAGATAAGTGTAAAGATTCAAAAGAAATAGATAGAGTAGAAAAAGAACTAGTAGAGTATAAGAAAAGGCAGATGTATGATCTGCTTAGATACATGGTTTATCTAGTTGACTTTATGCGAGAGAATCATATAGTATGGGGTGTAGGAAGAGGCTCTAGTGTAGCTAGTTATATACTATTTTTAATTGGTATACATAAGGTAAATTCAATCCAATATGAGCTGGATTACACCGAGTTCTTGAGATAAGTACATATATAATAAAGGAGGTCAGTTATGGCAGTTAGACAAACAGGTAGAAAACAATACCGTACAATGCAAGGTAAAAACATTGATATGGATCTTCTACGCCAAAGAAATGAACTTACTCCAGCAGTTGGCAACGTAAGAGTTAACGCTAGAGGTGACGAATTAGGACCAGGTGGAAAGATCGTTAGAAAACGTGAAGATGTTCTTAGAGACTATTACGAAGATAATGTACCTGCTACTGAGTTTGAAACACCAGTTCAGTCAGCTAAAGAAGAAGTTGATGAAGCTCCAGCAGTACAAGTAGAAGAAACTAAAAAATCTACAAGTGTAAAAACAAAGTCTGGAAAAACAAAAGCTGAAACAGCTGAAGAAGATTGGGTAGAAGACAAAGACGGCAATTTTGTTAAAAGAGGTGCGTAATGGCAACTAACCTACACACTATACAGGGAGACCTTACCCCTGTAAAAAATAGAGTCTTGGTAAGGGATATGTATTTCGGAGAGCAAAAAACAGCAGGTGGAATAATCATCTCCAATGATGATGGAACCACAAGGGGTATATATCCTAGATGGGCAAAAGTTTATGCCAAAGGTCCAACTAATAATGATGACTATAACAATGGTGATTGGATATTAGTTGAACACGGAAGATGGACTAGAGGAGTAAAAATTAATAACGGTAATGAGGAAATTGAACTTAGAATGGTAGAAGCAGAAAGTGTTCTAGCAGTAAGTGAAGAAAGACCCTCTGATGCTATTATTGGAAAAGAATACTCAGATGGTCCTGTAGATATTAGACCAGAAGAATTCGCAAGGTGATTGAATTGATAGATTTAGAAACTGTTCGTAGGAACATACCAGAAGAAAAAAGCACAGACAAAATTGACCTAAATAAATACAAAGACTTTGTACAAGAAGTTACGTCTGCGGAATCAAACAATAGTTCATTTATGAGTGAACGACTCAAGCAACTAGAATTTGATTCCAAAACAAATATGGCTTTACTGATGACGGGAGCAATTGGTATAGCATCAGAAGGAGGCGAATTTGCCGAAATTATTAAAAAATGTGTATTCCAAGGTAAGCCTATGGATGACGACACCAAATATCATATTAAACGAGAACTTGGTGATATTATTTGGTATTGGATTAATTCATGTAGGGCGTTGGATTTAGATCCAAATGAAGTTATAAAAGAAAATGTTAACAAACTTAAGGCAAGATATCCAGGCGGTGAATTTGATGTACACTATTCCGAAAATCGAAAACAAGGTGATTTATAGCCAAAAGTAGTTGACATTCCATGTTGTTTATGTTATTATAAACAAAATAGGAGTGTATAATGAAGTTTCCAAAACCACAATCAAGCGGCATTGGTACAACTGGAGTTGTAGGTGTTGCTTTAATGACATTACATTTAATTGGTATGATAGAAGGCTGGGGTTGGCCTATCCTTTATATCCTCCTTATCTTAATAGCAATGGGGCAGGAGAATAGGAAAGGGTAGTATGGCAAAAAGAAATAGGCTTGAAAGAAAACTAGATGAATATAATCACATAATGGAACTTGTAAGAACTATTGTGCCGATTGTAGTATTAGCAGTTCAAGTGGTCATTTTAGTGAAAGTAATGTAGTATGGCAACACATGGAATGATTGACTTAGAAACACTTGGGGTGAACCCTGATAGTGTTATTATCACAGTAGGTGCTATAAAATTTAATCCATTTGATAATGCCGAGCCGTATAATCCTTTGTATTTACGATGTGATATAGAGGAACAAAGTGAAAATTTAAATAGAAAAATAGATGACAACACAATGAAGTGGTGGAGCACACAACCAAAAGATATACAGGACGAAGCATTTGGAGATCAGGAAAGAGTAGGAAGTGACGAACTTACAAAACAATTAAACAAGTGGTGTGTAGGTTTAGATTACATATGGTGTCAAGGACCTACCTTTGATTTTGTAATATTACAAGACTTATATAAAAATTTAGGCAAACCTGTGCCTTGGAACTTCTGGCAGATTAGAGATAGTAGAACATTGTTTAAAATGTTGCCACAGGATCCAAGAAAAAAGATACAACAATCGGCACACAATGCCTTAGCAGATTGCTATTATCAAGCAAAATGCGTTCAAGATACATATAAACATTTTGGAGTTAAAAGTGAAAGCTAGAAAATTAATTAACGGAACTGTAGTGGAAGAATTAGAGCAAACAGTTAATTTAGTTATAGAAACCAAGTGTCCAAGCAAATGGAAAATTATTGATATGGAAACAGGACAGGCATATATTGGTACAGATAAAAACAAAAAGTTTCAGTATTGGCAAGCCATAGATAATGATAGATTGACAAATATAGAAAAAGAACTTAAAATGTTAAATGAGAAGTTAGGAAAACATATTGAATTTATTGATCAAACATATGAAGGACTTAAAAACCCAATTAACGCGGCTAGGAGGTGGTTAGGACGATGAAGGAACTTTGGGTAGAAAAATATAGGCCGAAGGACGTAAAAGGATATGTATTTCGAGATGAGCATCAAAGAAAACAAGTTGAGCAGTGGATAAAGGATGGTACTATTCCCCATTTATTGTTTAGCGGAAATGCTGGTATAGGTAAAACTACTCTTGCTAAAATTTTATTAACACAATTAGAAATAAATGACTTAGATGTATTAGAGATCAATGCCAGTAGAACTAATAGTGTAGAAGACGTTAGAGATAAGATTGTAAACTTTGTACAAATGATTCCGTTTGGAGCATTTAAGGTGGTATTGCTAGATGAGGCAGATTATCTAAGTCCAAACGCACAAGCGGCATTGCGTGGCGTGATGGAAGAATATCATACAACAAGCAGGTTCATACTTACTTGTAACTATCCAAACAGGATTATTCCAGCACTACATTCAAGATGTCAAGGCTTTCATATTGAACGTATTGATCAAACAGAATTTACTGCTCGTGTAGCAGAGATACTAATTGCTGAAGAAATTACTCCAGACATTGATACACTAGATACATACGTTAAGGCTACATATCCTGATTTACGTAAGTGTATAAATATGGTACAAATGAATAGTGTAAGTGGTGAGCTTGTTCCTCCGCAAAAGAGTGATGCTGGAGAAAGTGATTGGAAACTTGAAATGACTGAACTATTCAAAGCAGGACAGATTTCTAAAGCAAGAAAACTTGTCTGTAGCCAAGCAAGACCAGAAGAGATAGAAGATGTCTACAAATGGCTTTATGACAACATTGATTTGTTTGGAGACGAAGAAAAACAAGAAAGTGCTATATTGATTATAAAACAAGGATTAGTAGATCATACATTGGTTTCCGACCCAGAAATAAATTTGGCGGCTACTATGATCCGGTTAGCAAGAATGAAATGACATACCTTGTTAATGACAACTGTATAAAATGCAAACATATGGATTGCGTTGAGGTTTGTCCTGTAGACTGTTTCTACGAGGGTGAAAACATGTTGGTGATAAATCCAGACGAATGTATTGACTGTGGTGTTTGTGAGCCTGAATGTCCTGTGGATGCTATAATACAAGGAGAGGATGATAACCCTTGGTATAATTTAAATTTCAAATATTCAAATGAATGGCCGAACATTACACAAAAACGTGACGCCGATGTCCCTGCTGATGCTTCTGATTACAAAGACATGGAAAATAAATTCGATAAGTATTTTTCAGAGAAGCCCGGTAAAGGTGATTAATGAAATTAAAATGTAAGCATATTCTATTAAGTCATAAAGACGCAGAAAACAGTTCCCACGATAGACCTTTAGGCGTTGCTGTTACAGAAGCAGAAAGAATAATCAAAGAACTTAAAACAGGTGGTATTTCATTTGCCGAAGCCGCCGGAAAATATAGTGCCTGCGCCAGTGGTCCAAGACAGGGTGGAGATCTTGGTTGGTTTGAAGAACATAAGATGCACCCAGACTTTTCAGAAGCAGTCAAGGTTATAGGAGTAGATACAATAGGACCTCCTGTGATAACTCCTTGGGGTGTTCATATAGTATTGAGGACGGGATGAATATAAAAAAATATGATTGGAATTATCTAATCACACAAAAAGATAGAGATATGGTTTGTGACGATGTACGTCAAGCAATAGATGATGGAAAGTTTTGGACAAATAGTCCTAAATTTCAAACAAACTTCAATGTGTTTGGATTGCCAAGTCCACATTGGATGAAACTAAAAATGAGTTTCATCATGAGTTGTTTTATGTTTTTAGAAAAAGAAGTGCAAATTAAAAATATTCAAGCATGGAGTTTTATGACAAAACTACCAGGAGAAGATAGAGAAAAGCTATGGCATCATCACTGGCATGACATAAGCACAAACAGTATAAGTGGTGTATACTACGCACATTTACCTGAAGCAGATGATGACTGCGGAACAGAATTTGCCCCTGATGGACCTAAAGAAAAATCAAGACATATGGAACCACCATTGTTAGGTGGCTGGATAATTTACGAAAGTAAAGAATGGCATCGACCAGGAAAGTTAAAATCTGAAGATTCAAGATTTGTTGTTGCCGCAGATATGATGTACTAGGAGTTTCAAATGGAAGTAAAATTAATAAGCTATTCCCAACCTGTAGAAAATTTAACAGCCCGGCATCTTATAGATGCTCAAGACTTGATTGCTTTTTGTGCTAGAGTAAGTAATCCGTCAAATCAAATGAATACAGAAACTAGTGAAAAACTAATCAAATATCTAGTGAAGCACAAACATTGGTCTCCGTTGGAAATGGTAAGTGCCTGTTTAGAAATAAAAACCACAAGAGATATAGCACATCAAATTGTACGTCACCGTAGTTTTAGCTTTCAAGAATTTAGCCAACGATATGCTGATCCAGAAGCACAAGGAGATATGTTTGAGTATAGTGAAGCTAGATTACAAGACACAAAAAACAGACAAAATTCCTTAGAAGTTGAAGACAAAAAACTTCAACAAGAATGGGAATGGGCTCAAAGACGAATTGCTGTATTAGCCAAAAAAGAGTATGACTGGGCCATCAAAAAGGGTATAGCCAAAGAACAAGCTAGAAAAGTTCTTCCCGAAGGCATTACAAAGACAACACTTTATATGAATGGAACCCTAAGAAGTTGGGCTCATTACATCGAGTTACGTGGAGCAAATGGCACACAAAAAGAACACATGGATATTGCTCACGCTTGTGCCAGCGTCATCAGTAATATTTTTCCGTTGGTTAATGAACTAAACTAGTTCATCACCATATACTTCTAACACTTCTTTTACTGCTTCATGCCTTTCAATATCTGTATGCGAAAAGGTCACACATGCCAATCTACTAGCAGACGGGTGTCTGCTAAGGTTACCTATAAAATCTAAAAGCCCGTTATCTTTCATACGGTCTGCCTGATTTAGATCACCTGTTACTGCCATCTTTGATCCTTCTCCTAAACGAGTGAGTAACATTTTCATTTGACTTACTGTTGAATTCTGCATTTCGTCAGCAATGATATAAGCATTTTTAAAAGTTCTGCCACGCATATATGCTAATGGAGAAATTTCTATAACACCTTCGTTAATCATTCCTTCTATTTCTCGAGCGTGAAAATACTCTCTTAAAACATCAAATACAGGTCGCGTCCATGGAGCCATCTTTTGCTCCAATGTTCCTGGTAAAAATCCAAGATCTTCATCTACAGAAACTGCTGGTCTTGTTACAATAATCTTGTCAACTTGGCCTTCCTTAAAAAGTTTTACAGCCGTTAATACCGCAATGATCGTTTTTCCTGTCCCAGCCGGACCAATCCCAAAGACTACGTCTTTTCTCGTGTCAGCAAGGGTAAGCAGGTAGGTTTCCTGTGATCTGTTTCGCGGATATATTTTAACGATTTTTTTCTTTTCAGGGAGATAATTGGTTAGTTGTACAACATTATTGTGAAAGTTTTTGCTCTTTCGAGCCCTCTTTGCACTCATGAAGTGTCCTCCTTTATATGACTTCTGTAGGTATTTCTTCCTACACAAATATTTAGTAGGTGAACTCAAAGAGTTAAACACAAAGACAATTATGGATAAATAATACTAACATACAGGAAAACCAATGAAAGACGTTTTAGAGGTAATAAAAAACATACAAAGCATATACGAAAGCGATGTGTCTTTTCAAGTTTTAAAAGACTTTGAAAGGGTGCTAGACGACCTTGATTTGTATGTCTACGAAAACTGGATGGATGGAGAGCTTGTAAGTGGCCCTAAAATAGGTAGACATTGGGTAACTTGTGCGTTTATGTGGGATCGTGATAAGATGCCTGATCCTATGGGTGGTAAGAGGCTTTTAGATTATGATTGTAAAGTTTCTTATAAAAGAGATACTATAATTAAACCACGTAAAATACGTAAACCTGATGATATAAGACCAGGCACTAAAAAAGGTAAATTAGATGTTGAACCTATTTGGGTTGTAGAAATAATGATGCCTAAAAAACTTATAGCTGATATCTACGCTGGCTATAAAGCACAGGAAGATGTAGGTACAGATCCTGCTATTACTCCAACTATTGCTCCAGAAATACAACCTGCTGAAGTTGGTGCTGAAGCAACACAAGGTACAGAGGAAATAGCATAATGGGATTACTATCAAATGATCTACAATTTTTAGTAGATAATGTTCTTGAAATAGATTCATATAAATCAAAAATGGGTACAGATAGAGATATTGTTACCCTTGCTTTTTCCGTTAACGGAAAAGAGCCAGCAACCGATTTAGAAAACTTTATTGAAAAAGGATATCCTTTTGTGTTAGATGCTGACGTAACAAGTGGCGAACAATCAGATGGAACTTATAAAGTATTTGTAGAAATAGAAAGAAACAAAGATGTAGGTTCACAAATTATGGAAATAGCTGACGGTGTAACAAAACTTGCTAATGTTGATAATCTTAGATTTAGGTATTACAAAAACTTCAAAAGCAAAGAACTAAACAACGAAAACATCAACGAAGAATTACCATTAGATGGTGAATCATACGATATCAAAACAAAAGAATCACATTTAGAAAATTACAAAAACTTTTTTACAAACAGTTACGCAGAAAGCATTAATATAGTAGGTGATACACTTACTGTTAAAAATACCTACCAACAACCTGTTCACTTCGAAGTTATTGACTTTGGTAAGGGAATGGAAATTAACGAAACAATTAACATGGATCACATGTCAGAAGTAATATGGCTTACAAAATATTTAGGTGATTACAACATCAACAAATATGGTAAGGATTTAGTTTTACAAAATGAAGGATATGTGTTAAAGCTAAGAAGGATACAATAATGAACTGTTGTTTAAACTGCGGTCATGAACAACACGACGGGCCACTATGGAAAGAATTTCTTGATGGTGATAATCAGCCTGTCATGATTGAAGTGTGCAAACAGTATAGAGGTGAAGTTTGCCAAGAAGAGGAAACTGTAGATGGCTAAAGAGCATTTTAAATTTGATTTTGAAGAATGGATGGCTGAAGAGCTTATCCATAGAGATGATTGGAAAGATTGGTACGAAGCCATGTGCGAAATCTTACCATTATGGGAAGTAGATACTGTAGAACGTGTAGCAGGGTTTATTGCTCAGTGTGGACACGAGTCCGGAGGCTTTAGAGTGTTAAGCGAAAACTTAAACTATAGTGCTAAAGCATTGAACACTATATTTCCAAAATACTTTAGGAGAGCAGGAAGAGACGCAAACGATTATCATAGGAAGCCTGAAAAGATTGCGAACGTTATCTATGCCAATAGGATGGACAATGGCGATAGTGATTCAGGAGACGGTTGGCGTTTCAGAGGAGGTGGAATACTTCAACTCACTGGAAGATACAACTATACAGAATTTGGAAAAGCAGTAGAAATGTCTCCAGAAGAAGCAGTTGACTATGTACGCACAAAGAAAGGTGCGTTAGATTCAGCTTGTTGGTTTTGGGATACAAATAACATAAACAGATACTGTGATAACCAAGACATTGTTGGTATGACAAAACGTATCAATGGTGGAACAATAGGCTTGGAAGATCGTAAAAAACATTACATACATGCGTTGGATGTTTTTGGCGGAGACTTTGAAGAGCCTGAAGTTGATTATAATCAAACAATAAGACAAGGTTCAAGAGGACCATTAGTAGCAGAAGTACAGGAAAAACTAGATATTTCTCCAGCAGATGGAATATTCGGCCCTGGAACTGCTAAAATTGTTAAACATTGGCAAAGTTCAAATGGGCTAGTGGCTGATGGTATAGTAGGACCAAAAACATTGGGAAAGTTGTTAGGGTAAAGAGTATGGGGATTTTCGGTGGTTTGAAATTGCTACTAGTAGTGGGGCTTCTTGCTGGTGCTGGTGGCGGTTTATTTTACGTTAAAAATTTAAAAGCAAACTTAGATTTAGCAAAGGCAAATGTTGCTAAACTAGAGTCTGCTGTTGAAACAAGTGAAGCAAGTTTAGCTTTGCTTAAAAAGGATAACGCAAGATTAAATGATCTTGCTGATCAACTAAACATTGATCTTAAGAAATCAGAAGAGTATGGAGATGAACTCCGTGCTACTCTTAACAAACACAATCTAACACACTTGGCTAATAAAAAGCCAGGCTTGATAGAAAAACGAATGCAAGGAAAAACAGATGAACTATGGAAAAATCTCGAGTCTATTACTAGTGATACTCCTACTGACTAGTTGTAGCACTTTTAGACCTGACCCAGAAATAAAAATAGTAACAAAGATAGAAAAAACTGTGGTTCCTATTCAACCAATGCCAAAACCTGTACAAATGAATGACATAAAAATTTATGTTGTTTCTCCAAGCGAAAACTTTGATGAATTTAAGAAAGAATTTGAAGCTAAAAATGGTGGAGATTCTTATGTCGCAATAAGCATTAAAGATTACGAAAACCTATCCAAGAACTTTGCTGAACTAAGACGATATATAGAACAGCAAAAATCAATTATTTTATACTACGAAAAAGCAGTACAGCCAGTAGAAGCTGAATCAGAATCTAAATAATCCACATAAATAGTATTAATGGAAACAGTTTATGATATGATCAGTAGAATGGCCTCTGACAGACTGTGGATTTACACAGCTCTAGCAGGGTCTCTATTAGGAGCCGCATTTTTGTTCTGGTTCAAAGACACAAGAATGGCTATATGGGCAGTTGCTAAATTTGATCGTACATTAGAATATCTAGTGAATCGATGGGGATGGACTTGGTTACAAAATGATCCAAATGCTTGGCGTGTCAAGTATCCTAAAATTACAAGTAAGATAGACGAACTAGAAGCCAGAATTAAAAAATTAGAAAAGAAGAAGTAAAATGTTTGATCAACTCGGAATGGAACTTACAGACTTGTTAGCACCATGGATTGCTATTTTAATATCTTTATCGGCAGTATTTTGGTTTAAGGATTTTGCTGTAAACTTAATGAGCGGATTAAAATTTAAATTCAACCCAGCATTTAACGAAGGTGATCACATCATACTAGATGACTGTGATGCCATAATTGTAAAGATTGGTTTGAGAGAATCAGTATTTGGTGTCTACAGCGAAAAAGGTTATGTTTGGCAATATATTTCAAATGACAGAATTAAATTACATAAACTTGAAAAAATTATAAACAAGAATCTTCATTTAGATAGTGAAGCAGAAAAAGGAAGACGCTTACAAGCTATGATTGACAAAGCACAAAATGAGGATATAGATCATAACAGAAATGATATTGCTAAGAACAAAAAAGAAATTGAAGACATAAAAAGAGGGAGAAAATAATGCCTAGAAAGAAACCTGAGGAACTAGAAGCAAGTAAAAAAGTTGATGCTGAGGTTGTAGTACCAGCAAGTAAAGAGGGTGTAAGTAAAAAGGTAAAACTAGATCTTGAAGTAGATACAAGCGTTAAAGATTTAGGACCTAATCCATATGCTAAACTTATACACATGGCAAAGGCAGTAGATAGTTGGAGAATCTTTCCAAGGATTTTTATTACTACATACATAATTTTGTTATACAAGTGTGTAATTTGGTTTATGAGTTTAGACAATCCTACGCTAGAACAGTCCGGCTTGATTTCAATTGTTGTTGGTGCTGGTGCGGCATGGTTTGGTTTGTACACTAGTTCAAGAAAATAACACTTGACATTTGAATAAGAAAGCAGT